CGCCATATGCGAATGTGAACACGCAAATTGTTAAGTTGGAGACACCAGAAATGTCTGGAGAAGAAAAGCTGCCAGCGGACATCGTTCGCGAGGTCATCAATGACCAGCTGATGCGCATTCGTCTGGCTCTGGACGACCGGAACCTCTCCAAGGTTGCCGCCGGATCGGGGCTTCACGAGAACACCGTCAGGTACATCGCCAGCGGAAAAGGGGAGACGCCCACGCTGGCCACGCTTGAGAAGCTTGGGAATTACCTCTTCAAATGAGGGTGCGGGCCGGTTAATTCGGCCCGCATGCTATTTCTGCATTTACGAAGGGGTCACTTAGCTTTTATCTTCGCCGAGCGCCGGGACTGACCCGGCCCCACATCGAGAAAGAAGCATGGCGGATTTTCGACAGACAAAAGAAGAGGTGACGCTCTTCTTCATCACCATGAACATGCATGCCCGCAGTGGGACCCCAACCCATATGATCGTCGGCGCTCTGCCGGGGGTGGGGACGATTGAGGAGTTTTACAGCGAGATCGAGGGCAAAGACTTCCTGCTCATCGAGGAATTCTATCGCGGAAATGGCCCTGACAGCATCCGAGACAGGGACGGGTCCGAGTACCACAGCGTCGGCACGATCCTCCTCAACGTCATGTACATCGGGAAGGTGAAGACATGACTTGGGACAAGTTCAGGAAAACGAAGCCCCGCCGGTCCAAGGCCTGCGTGTCCAGAAGCCGCAAGCTGCCCGAGATCGCCTACATCTTGATGCCAGCTGAAATGGCCCCGGCTGAGCGGGTCTCGATCTACCACGACGGTGGAACGCGCCTTGCGCTGGAGTTTGGCGTCGATGGCGACTTCGTGGTGAGGAAGGCGAGCGCCAGAAGCTACGCGGTCAGGGTGACGATCCCGAGGCGTCTGGTGCACATCGTACCCTTCGGCCTGACCGAGATTACGTTCAAGCGCGACCCAGACGGCTTCGAGATCATCGAGCTTTAGACCGAGGCGTAGGCCCGGAAGAAGTCATCCAGCTCTGCATCCGAGCGCCCCTGCGCCAGTGCCATCATCTGGACCAGAGGATCGAGACGGTTGACCACCGACGGCCGCGTAGCCTTGGCTGTGGCTGCAAACCGCTGCTCTGCCGGGATGAGGCTGATCGTTGAGATCACCTGAGGCGGCAACGTGCCGGTGAGCCACAGGCGGCCGTCTTCTTCGGTAATCCACTGCTCAGACACGAGACCGATTATGAGCTGGGCAAAGGAGAGGTTCATTCCTTCGCGCATGAGAGCCGCAATCGCATCAAGCTCTTCTTGCGTGGGTGGAACATAGTCTGCGGTGGCTGGGTCTGCGTCCATTGTGGCGTGGAGCGCAGCAACATCGAACAAGGGCTCGGTGTCGTTTGGATCGCAGGTGAAAGGTATCCACCCAAATTTATCGTGCTCAATCTCGCAGTCGATCCAACCGTTCTCTAGGCGCTTTGCGTTGCGGTAGTTCATATCACGAAATCCTCATGAACAGTGTGTATCTTTGCACTCCGGAAGCTTGATAGCCGAGAAAACGCCACGTCCCAGAGCGGTTTCCGGGTTCTTGGCTGTCGCCACCTTCCGTCAATGACCCTGCTTTCAACGAAGAGCCTGCGACAGTTGCTCCATATGTCCGCTCAGCGGTTGACGCATAAGTCCCAAACAGGAAACTACCGATGCTACCGGCCGAGATACCCGCTACAAGAGTGCCAACTGCAGTTGACGTAACCTGAGCGTCAATTGCCTGAGCCACCCGCAAGGGTGTCATTTGTGTAGTATTTTCTGTCCCAGCTTGGGCTTGAGCCTGTGATGACAAAGCCGGTGTGACGCCATTTATGGTTGCCGTGTTGCCTCCCGCCGCATCCAAAATGCCGCCCAAAAGAACGGTTCCGGTTGACCTCACCCTAAAAGCTATCGCCGGTGCAGCACCTGCTGCCATAAGCCGCAAAACAAAATCAAAATCCTCTGAACCGGAGGAAACGTCGGTTGTGATCGCAGAAATCTGCATGCCGACTTCAGTGTTACCGGATGCGGTTTCCGCCGCAAACGACATGGTTGTCCCGATGCCAGCCGCAGGCGTCCCACTGGATTGACTGTCAAGGCGCAATACTTCGGTCGCCGTGTTGGTGGCCGCCGTGGTCGCCAGCACATTCAAAAGGGTGCCGTTGTAGGTCAGACCAGAGCTTCCGGTGAGGACGCCACCCGAGGAATACACCACGCTGTCGTTTGAAATTGACGAGACGACATCGTCTGCGGCACGAATGTTCGTGCCGTCGGAGTAAACCGTCCGAGCAAAGCCCTGAGGCGCGACGAAGGTGGTGCCACCGCCGCCGCTGCTGATGGTGAGCGTAAAAGAGCCCGAAGTTCCGTTTCGTACGATCCACTGACCGCCGACACCGGAGGGGACTTGATACGTCACATTGGCCGTCAGCGTACCACTGAAGGTCAGGATCATGTTCTGGTATTCAGAGGTGGTCAGGACGACCGGCGTGGTACCAACGCCGGTGACATTCTTGGTGGTGTTGCCGCCCAGAGCCGCATCAATGTAGCCAAAGTTCGCGTTCAGGGGCACGTCCCAGTTCGTGGAGTTTAGCGCTGGCTGGTTGAGGTCTTTGTTGGTCGTGGCCATCAGATGCTCCTGTTCGCGACTTCCAAGGCATGCGCGATGTGATTGTCGGACATGTCGAGAAGGCTCTCGGTCCCCTTGCTGATCCCCTTCTTAGCACGTTCCGCCGCCATGACCAACTGGTCTGCGGCCGCCTCGTGGGGCATGCCAACCCGGCCACCGGAGTTACGTTCGACGCGACCACCATAAGCTTGGGCGTTGGTCTCGTAATCGGGTGCCATCGCCTCCCCAAGTTGAGAGCCGATATTGGTCAAAACAGGAGGCACATACTTTTTGGCGGCTGCGGCCGCTGCGGAATTAATGTTCCGCTCCAGACGGCCCAAGTTGTATTGGGTCCCAGCTGCAAGGCGAGGGGATGCGTTTGCCAAGCCCAACCCAGCAGCCAGCACGGCTCCGGGGTGCTGACCAAGGTAGAAACCAGCTGCGCCGAGGCCACCCATGCTGCCAATGATGTTGGCCCCTCTCTCACTCATCCATGGGCTTGCAGCCTGCCCTGCCAGCGAGTAGCGCAAGTTTTTGCCGCTTTTCGTACCTTCGATGCGACGAAAAACTTCAGCTGCGTCTTTTCCCTTAAAGACCGTTGCAAGTTTTTTGGCGCGCTGGGCGTCGGACATGTTTGGGTTACCAAAGTCCTTGGTCGTCTGGTCCAGCGCATCGCGCATCGCCTGATAGGCACCCATAGCTCTTCCGTAGGCCGGATCGGTCATTGACATCTCAAACGACAGATCGCTGCCCATTGAAGAAACCCGCTGTTTCAAAACAGGGTTTTTAATTTGGTCGCTCAAGGTGTAAATGTGCTTCTTGAGGCGATCCAACTCTTCAATCGTACGGCCGCTCGGGTCGGGGTGCGTGATAGCCTCGTCAATTGAGGCCAGCGCTCGGTTGGCAATATTGACATCCTCCGGAGAATAAGGGGGCTCCAGAGATAGAACGCTTTGGTTAGCGTTCTTATTGACCATCTGTTCAATCTCATCCCGCGTCATGCGCGAGAGGGTCATATCAACCTCGGCATCGTTCATTGACGAGTACCGCAGGCCATTTTTGTAATTGGAAAGGCCCTCCTGTTGCAGCTCGTCGAGGGCCTGCTTGAACAACCCCGCCGTATCGGCATTGAAGTTCGGGTTTTTTTTCAGGGCGGAAACAAAAGCCGCAGCCCCCTCCCTGTCTCCACTCAGACCAGCGCGACGGGCTGTCTGCAGAACCTCAAACGGCAATCCAGTGCCGAGTTTCTGCGACAGCATCACAAGATATGGTACGGCTTTTCCAGCGGTGCTGGCGGTTTTTCCTGTGACGTTCATGGCAAGTTGCACGGGATCGAGGTTTTCCGCGTAACCAGCGTACTTGGATACATTTCCCGCCTTGTTAATCATTCCGGCCTTTGCGGCCATTCCTGCACCACCCGATGCGATGGTGGCGATATCAGCGCCGTATCCCATCGGGTCTACCGCAAGGTTCTTCCAGAACTCACCCTCTTCTTCCCCAAAGCCGTAACGACCCTTGTAACTGCCGAGCAGGGCATCAGCGACAGCTTCACGCTCCCCTTTGGTGGCGGGGTCGAAGACGGGGCCATAACCAACAGCGTTTCCAGCTGCATCAATACCTTTTGCCCCAAGGCCATAACCCAGTTTGCCAATAGCAGTTGCGGTGTCGATGGGGTTCATAACGGCTGTCCCAAAGCCCTTTATGGCCTCTATGCCGCTTGGGACAATATTGCTGCCCACAATGGGTAAATATTCCCCCCACGACATGTTGGCAAACTCTGCTGCGGATCGGTTTTCTGGATCAACCCGGCCCTCGCGCAGTCGAGCCAGCGCCCCCGGAGATGGGACAGGCGGTGTAGCAATCCCTGCGCCACGCGCCGGTAGGGGGATTTCTTCGTTACCTTGGACGATAGAGTTGTAACGGTCGAACGTGCTCTGACCACCGCCTTGGGGGCGGTTTCCGCCTTGGTTCACACCCTGACCCAACGTCTCAAAATTGATGCCATTGTCATCCATGTTGGCCCCCTATCATTGCACGAAGTAGCGGCCAAGCCGCGAAGACAGTCGGTGTTCACCCGGAAGCCCGGAGAAAATTGCACGAAGCGCATCCTGCGCGTCTGCTTCGTTTGTAAACTTCCCGGCGTTTGCTTCGGCCATGAACTGCTTGATCGCGTTCTTTGTGCCCTCAGGGATGTCTTGGTTAGAAGCAGCCTGCAGAAGCGTCGAGATGTTGTTCTTTTCCGTTTGGTAGATGTTACGAGTGCGCTCAGTGAAGGCCTGATCCACGCCAGTGAGATTTACATATGGGCTTTCTTGCGCCATCGCAGCCTCAATGTTTCGAACGTAGGCACCGCGCTCGTAGTTCTCCATGTTACCGGTAATTGCGGCTGCAGTAATTTCCGCAGCAGCCTTGGGATCACTGGATATGTCGGGGAACATCTGTTTGTTCCGCAGGAAAAGTTCCGCCGCCGCCGTTCCGGAGGTGATTTCGTTGGCCTGAAGTTGCGACAGCTTGTTCAGAAGTTGCGCGTTCGTTGCCGCACTGCCGTCGTATTCGATGCCCACCGAAGCAGCAGCCTGTTCCAGTATACCGTCGATACTGGCTTTCAGGCCACCAAACGGGCCAAGGTCGTTTTCGGCAGACCCGTCCACAATCACTTTGGCCAGTTCGTTCAGATTGCGGAAAGTACCAGACGCAGCGGTTGCCTCGGCAGCCGCATATTGAGCCATCGTACCCGATCTCTCCAGAATACTCTCACGCACCGCCGGAGCCACCCGCTCAATGGTGGTGGTGTTGTTGTCAATCAGGGTTTGCTCGGTGTCACCAATACGGAATGTGCCGACTTGCTCCACGGGGCGCACTTCCGGCTGAACCGGGAGACCGGTTCCGGTGATGTTTTCCACCCCGGCCTCCAACGGCTGCACCGAGATATCGCCCGAACCGTTGGTCCGCAAAAGTTGTTCGATGTCGATCTGGTCGACGTCGACACCCTGACGACGCAGATCGTTTCCGATCCGGCGCAGAATTTCATCCGCCGCCACACCCGCCATGGAACGTCCCGCAGGGTCTTCCAGCCAGTCCGAGAACCGCTGGGTGTTCCCGCCAACCAGCGGAATGTCCGTCAGGTTTGTTGCCTCGTCCTTAATCAACGAGTTCTTAATCAGCTGCGATGCGTAATCCGCAGTCTGAGCATCCTGCAGGCGAATGTCGGCGGCCTGCTTCTCAAGGCCAGCGTAGGTGCTTGCCGCACCCTGCAGACCGAGACCCACAGACGGCAGGAAGAACTGGCTGGGCGATGCCAGCATGGAGCCGACACCAGATGCAAGAGACAGCAGGGCGTTGCGGCTGAGCTTGTTCGTCTCCGGGTCGTACATCATTTTGCCCAGAATGTTGCGCTCGTCATAAGGCTTCTTGGCGTCAGGGCCAAGACCGCCCGAGTATTCTTCGCCAGCAGAGCCACTACCAGCGCCACCAGCGAGACCCGAGGAGGAGTAGCTGGTAGAGTAATCACCCTCCGGGGAAGATACGGGCGCGGAAGCGATGGTCTCAAGGGGGACGCCCGCAAACTCAGCCAGAGCCTCGATGCGCGGACCCCGCCACTGGGCGACACCGTAGGTGCCGTAGCCACCACCGAGGGTGTTACGGGCGTTGGGGTC